TTTGACTTGTTACCTTTTAAAACAAAAAAGGCGCTCCGAAAAGCGCCCTACGTTATGAAAGGAATAAACGTACTAATCTGTTTTTATAACAGCATCATCACCCCCAGATGTTGCAAAGGCAGTAATTAAGGCTGCCTCAGTAGATACATCAATAAAGTTTGCTGGCAGCACCTCGCTTGCTACAAATGTAAGCTTGTAGCCGTTGAAGTCGCCCATAGCAGCTCCTGAAGAAATTTCTCCAGCCGTCGTGTCGCAGCCTTGAGCCAATCCCATTAAAAAGAATTGGTCAGTCATTGTGCGTATAATGATTCTTGGTCGACCATACGCAAGTAGTTTAATATTCTTGTGCATCGCTTGGTCTTGTTTCTTCAAAGAAATCTGAAGCGTTTGCTCAAAGAATGTTGTGCCGTTGTCTCGGCTCGTCTGAATAGCCGTCGTGAACGAATTCTCGTTTGATTTTAATTCGTATTTGAATAAATCTAATGCCGTTGCTGGCTGCCAAGTATCAATGACGTCTGTATTTGTAGAATCGTAGGCAATGTTGTCTGTAGACAAGTCGTCGAAATTGGCGAAATATATCGCCTTTAATCCGCTTACGCTCGATTTGCACTCCTCAACTCGTCCGTTTGTAATGTCGCAACTCATGTTGTTTTAAGGTATTGTGAACAAAAAAAAGGGAAGGCATCTTACCTCCCCTTTTAAATCATTCAAGTTTATAAATTATGCCGCAGCATCGTAAAGAACTATATCTGAACCAATAGCGTACTGAACACCAGCACTTAGCCTATAAATAATCCTCACATTCTGCGAGCCGTCAATATCTGCCATGTCGATGTATTTAGCCTCTGCTGTTACGTCGCTAAGTAAACCGCATCCAAAGAATAGGTTTGAAGTTTGAGCAGCCATTGCTGTATCGTCATTTAGTCCGCTTGCTACAACTACTGGAATACCGTCAAATGTTAACGCTCCGTTAGAGTACCATTGCGTACCTTGGTTGTTTGTACCAGCATTAGAAGTTGTTACCGCTGCGAAACCGCCTAAAGCTCTTACATAAGCCTTAGCGATATTTCTTGAAACGTAGATAGTCAAGTCCTCGCTACCGTAGACCGTTGAAGGAATAGCATCAACAATAGAACCTAATTTGTCGATTACGTTCGCAGACGTTACCGCAGCGTGAGAAGCCACATCAATAACATCAGAATCAGCCAAAGCCAAAGTTACCAATCCGTCAAACTGACCGCTTGTTCCATTAGAGCCTTCCCAAATAGAAGTTTCGATTGCTGCTGCAGTCATTCCAGCAACATGCGCAAGCATGAAGCTTTTAAAATCTGCTGGTAAATCTTCGTATGCAGAATATCCAGCTTGTGCAGCGATCCAATCTTGGTGATAGTCTTTTTTACAAAGCTGTACGTTTGATTGTACCTCTTTTAAAGTTAATACTCTCTCAGCAACGTCTACGTCCATGTTGTGGTCAAAATCGCATGTAGCGTTTACCAAAACATTTCCTGTTGTTGAAATTTTCTTCATCACTCTTTTGTAGTGAATGTTTGGTAATACGGTTACCAATCCGTTTGCAATTGTAGGTGCGCTAAGTAATGCTGCTGCGACAAAGTCGCCATTAAATTCACCAGCATACGTGCTACCTGTTACAGTATTTGCCATTTGTTAAAAATTAATTATTATTTGTATTTGAATTTGCTATTCTTGATAGTACGGTATCCA